AGTTTACTGCCCGGATTCTCTCTACGATAGGCTTTTACCGCTTTACGGCTCATACCAGAGGTTTTGTCTTTTTTATTGACCTTTTGCCAATCTTCATTTATAATTTCATCTACTCTCATTTTAGTATCCTAAATAGTTGACTTTATTGCGTAGGTGTGCTACACTATATCTATTATTTATCACTTTGGACTATTACTTTGACAAATCAATCTATCAAACGCATCGGCTTTGCTTGTAAGTGGGCAGAAATCAATAAAAAAGGTGAAATTGTTTCGGCTGAGGGCCTTAACACAGGTGGCACTACACAAGCGTGGGCAAAACGTAATAGTCGTGATGTAGTAGAAGAAAAAATTATGGATGTTGCTAAACGTAACATTATGAATACTCACGCACTTGTTAAGAAAGTGGCTACACTAGAACCCGAACTACGTATGTTACGCTTGACTAGTGATATGTTTAGTTTTTATACTATGGATGGTTACAAAGAATTTTGGCATAGCACAGATGTACAGAATAGCTTAGAACGTTGGATGGCACCCATTGGTGAAACTGCACGTGCTAATGATGTTCGTCTTAGCTTTCACCCTGACCAATTTGTAGTTTTAGCAAGCGAACGTGACGAGGTAGTAAATAAGAGTATAGAAGAATTTGAATATCATTGCGACATGGTTCGATGGATGGGCTATGGCAAATCATTTCAAGACTTCAAAGTAAACGTACATATTTCAGGTAGACGTGGCCCACAAGGCATTAGGGATGTGTACAACAGATTGTCGCCAGAAGCGAGAAACACACTAACACTAGAAAATGAGGAATACACACATGGACTTACAGACTGCTTATCATTATCTGACCTTGTACCTACGGTCATGGACATACATCATCACTGGATCAGGGAAGGTGAATATATTGAACCTACTGATGACCGTGTTAAGAGGGTCATTGATAGCTGGCGCGGTGGTCGTCCTACTTTACATTATTCTGTCAGTAGGGAAGATTGTCTTGTTGAACACTCCCGACACGAACGTCCCGCCCATGATGCGTTGATTGAAGCGGGATACAGTAAACAAAAACTTCGGGCACATAGTGATTACTATTGGAACGAAGCAGTGAATGATTGGGCATTGACATTCATTGATAACTTTGATATGATGTGTGAATCAAAGGCAAAGAATCTTGCCAGCTTTAAACTATACGAAAGATACAAATGTTTGAAAAAATAAAGAATTTATTTAAGAAGCCAGAAGTTAAATCTGAACCTGAACCAAAGAAGGTTAAGGAAAAGAAAGTTGTACCTGAACTTACTGCTAAAGAAAAAGCAACGGCAGCAGGTGAGCCGTACATTAACATACTAAGTATGGAGCTTGACCCTAATGATGTTAACAATGGTGCATTTGAATTAGATTGGAACGAGAAATTCATTTTAAATCTGATTCGTGCAGGTTACAAACAAAAAGACAGTGACACAGACAATGTGTTGGTGGATCGTTGGTTTCAAACAGTTTGTAGAAATATTGCACTTGAGGTCTATGAGCAACAACAAGCTGATCCTACGAACCGTGACTTAAGAATGGTCCGTACTAAAAACTTAGGTGATGGCCGTACAGAAGTTAGTTGACAATAAATCAATCATAGTGTATAATATATACATATTAACACATACCTTTATAAAATGAAGTACTTACTCGTAGACACTGCAAATACATTCTTTCGGGCCCGACACATTGCTTCACGCAATAGTGACACTTGGGAGAAGATTGGAATGGCATTACATCTTACACTTGCATCAGTCAATCAAGTTGTACGCAAGTTTGGAGCCGATCACGTTGTATTCTGCTTAGAAGGCCGTAGCTGGCGTAAGGATCATTATGAGCCATATAAGAAAAATCGTGTAGTAGATGCACTAGCACAGACTGAAGCCGAGAAAGAAGAAAACGAAATGTTTTGGGATACGTATGAAAAGTTCACTACGTTTCTAAAAGAAAAAACAAACGTATCAGTACTCAGGCACGAACGGGCTGAAGCTGATGATATGATTGCCCGTTTTGTTCACTTACACCCAAATGACACGCATTACATTATTAGTTCTGATACTGATTACATTCAACTTATTAGTGACAACGTGCACCAATACAACGGTATCACAAATCAATTCATCACCCTCGAAGGATACCATGATGAAAAGGGTAGATTGATTGTAGATAAGAAAACTAAAGAACCCAAACTATTAGGTGACCCACAGTGGCATCTTTTTATGAAGTGTATGCGTGGTGACAGTTCTGACAATGTATTCAGTGCTTACCCCGGCGTGCGTGAGAAAGGTAGTAAGAACAAAGTTGGACTAACTGAAGCCTACGCTGATAGGCATAAAATGGGATTTAATTGGAATAACATGATGTTGCAACGGTGGGTTGACCACAATGAGGTTGAACATCGTGTAAAAGATGACTATGAAAGAAATCGTGTACTGATTGACTTAACAGCACAGCCGCAAGAGATTAAAGACTTAGTGGATGCAAGGATTAAGGAAAGTGTTCGTGTAACTACAACTCCCCAAGTTGGCATTCACTTTATGAAATTTTGTGGTAAGTATGAATTGACTAAAATTAGTGAACAAGCAGAGACCTATGCAAAATGGTTGAACAGTCCTTATAAAGGTAATGTAGCATGAAAAATAAAGAAACACAATGGGTTCTTGTAGAGTGTGTAAGTACATTCCGTAATCGTTATATGGTTGAAGTGCCCGTAGGTACCGATGAATATAATAATGACAAAACATTATGGGCGTTAGATACAGTAACAATGCAAGCGGCAAAAGAATTCAGCCAAGAATATCTTGGTGAACAGATTGTCAGTCATCGTGTAGTTACGTATGATGAGGCACTGTCATTGTGTGATAAAGACAACGATTATATTGTATCTTGGGATACTGAAACAAAAGTTAAAATCTTTTTCACAACATTGGCTGACCAAGAAAAATGACCTACACAACACTTGAAAAGAAAATTAAAATAATACGTGAGGGTGATCCTGACTTTCATATTGACAATGGATTTCATATGGCACCACGTGCTGGTTTTGAAATTAGTAATGACTGTCCAAGACAATATAAATTAATGATTATGGAAGCTATAAAAAATGGTTGGATACAACCCGTAGCATACATGAAAGAATCAGAATACGTTTGGGAAAAACTAGGAGAATGAAATGAACAGAGATTACAACAACCTACAATACATTTTAAACAAAACACCGGAAGAATTGCATAAATGGTGGTACTCATTAGAAGATGAGGATCAGGCATATGCTATGGAAATTATCATTGAATATCGTAAGATGCTAGATGAACCAATTGTAGAAGATTATTCACTAGCCAGAGAATACTTGAAAAAGTTTCAACTTTAATGAAATCACGTGAAGAAATCATTTCTGATATGTGCTATACATATCGACATGATTATGGATTAAACAAAGATCCAAATGGTCCTCCCTGGTTATTAGGAATGACACCGGATGAGCGTAAAGGATTGTATAACACAATGGCTAAGATTTTTGACAACAATATTGCACCTATTATGGAAATAAAAAATGGCAAGTCTCGCTGAATATTTTGAACAACATCGTTACAAGCCTAAGTATGAATTTATGGCTAGAGTTACCGGTATGTATGGTAAAATACGTTGGATTGGTAGTGTGGGGAATGATACTGTCATCAGTGACCAAATAGGACCTGTGTTACATATTCATTTAGATTTACCATTAAAGATTGACGATAAATATACTGACCATCTATTTACTAAACATAAAGGTGTAACACGATTAGTAAGTTTTGACGAAGAACCTAAGAAAAAAAATAATGTATGATACAGTAATTTTTACAGATGTAACTGATACAGTAACTATCTATAAAGCAATCGGAGCATATAAGATTGCTAATACTCTACGACAACAAGGGTACAGTTGTTTGGTCGTAGATCACCTACACGCATTTTCATTAGATGAACTTAAACAAATAATTGACGGTTCCGTATCAAAACATACACTATTTGTGGGATTCAGCACAACCTTCTTTAATAGCATCATTGACTCTACTAACGCAGACGGGTCAAAAACATATAAGCCCTTGTTGTCCGGATTTATACCACAGGGTATTGATTTTGAGAATCAAGTGGTTAATCATATTAAAACTAAAAACTATAACTGTAAAATTGTAGTAGGCGGTACAAAAGCTCACGCTAACTTAAACGATAAGAACATAGATTATAGTGTGATTGGTTACGGTGAAGTAAGTATATTGTCAATCGCTAATTATTTAAAATCAAAAACTCCTATACCCAATAGTTATAAAAATTTATATGGTATCACGATAGTAGATAACAAAACTAGTGAGGGGTATGACTTTGTTAATAGTAAATTTGTATGGTCTGATATAGATGTGGGCGGAGCTAAAGTATTACCTTTAGAAATTGCTAGAGGTTGTATTTTCAAATGTAAATTTTGTAGCTATCCATTAAATGGAAAACAGAATCTAGATTTTATTCGGCATGCCGATAATCTATATGAAGAATTACAAACTAGTTACGATAAGTTTGGCGTGCAAGATTATGCAATACTAGACGATACATTTAATGATAATGAACATAAATTAGATATATTACTTTCCGTAATTAACCGACTAAACTATAAACCTAAATTTTGGGCGTATACTAGATTAGACTTATTAGCTCAAAAACCTGCCTTGGTAGACAAATTGTATGATATTGGACTACGAGCTATGTTTTTTGGGATAGAAACATTGCATAAAAGGACCGGACTTATTATCGGTAAAGGATTTGATAAAATAAAACAAATCGATACAGTTCAGAAAATGCGTAGTAGATTCAATAATTCTGTATTACTACATGGTAGTTTTATTTTAGGATTACCTGAAGAACCTGTATCATCAATGCACGAAACATTCAACCATTTAATGGACGAGACATTACCGTTGCATTCTTTTAGATTCAATGGATTGCAAATTCATAAAAATGAAAAAGTTGCATTCAATAGCGAAATAGGAAAAAATTATACAGAATACGGTTATAAAGAAACACAACCGTTTGCTGATCCACGTAGCATTCAGATTAATTGGGAAAATCAATTTACCAATTA